CGTTTAATCATTTCTTTTTAGCAGTCTTAGCCGCTTGCTTAAACGCATCCGCAGTTGGCGCACCCTTCGAGCCAACTTTACGCATACGCTCTGGAGTCTTGCCAGCAGCCTTTTGCGCCTTGATGCGATCTTGTTTGGCATTGATGTTAGCGTAGAGGCCCTTCATTTTTTAGGCTTCTTTGCTTTGTTCTTTGCAGTACGCTCACCACGCACAGGCATGGGTTTAGTCTTCTTCTGCATCAACTTCTGCATCATTTCCAGAGCTTGCTGATTTGTCGTTCCCATCATATTCATCCTCGGTTATTGGCCCACCTGCAATCCATGCCTCACAAGTTCTCTTGGAAGCACACTTAAAATCAAACACTTCGCAGTAACCTAAGTCACCAGCGTCAATCACTTCCCAAGCATCCATCTCCTCGCCATTCATCTCCAAGCCTGATTCAATGCAAGCAAGCATCTTAGGGGTTTGGATAAAGGCTGAACAGTTACCACAGCGAGACTTCTTAGCCTGATCTGGGGAGTTTCTCCAAGTCTTACTGATCTCACGCCAGTAATCCATGTTGGCTTCGTTGGGATTCATTGGGCCATAGTTAGCTTTGTCGATGGCCTTCTGACGATTCTCAAGATTGACCTCTACATCACCTGTAGCAACAGGGCAAGCCTCGCCTTTTTTCTCTTGGCTTTGTATCTCAATTTCAATCTTAACGGATGGTTCTAGCAAGCCTGTCATGGCAATCCTCATGGAGTTTGTTCATTATCCCATAAAAAAAAAGAGAGAACAAGTCTCTCTAAAACTCATGGCAACGAGTGTCTCTATCCTATCAACTTTCTCAGGGTTTCGTTTAAAACCGACATTTCTGTGTGTTTATAAACTGACCAAATTCTTGCTTGTCCATGAATTCCATTGTGAGAACCCTGATGGCAGTCCTTACATAGCGGAATACAAAGATACTGCTGATGCTGCTCAATGTGGTGAGCATCGGATGGCCCTGCCTGACCACAGACCCCACAAGGCATCTCTTTGACCCTTGCAAGGTGTAGTCTCTCTCGGCTAGAAAGTTTGTTATTCAATCTCTACCACCAGATTCCCATTTGACTTTATGTAGTCTTTTGTTTTCTGAATGTATCTCTCAAACTCTGATCTTGAGATACTTCCCTGTTGCAAATCAGCATACTCGATCAATTCTCTGATGGCTTTTATTCCTTGACCATCCAAACCCATCTTTTTTGTCTCTTGGTATCGCAAGGCGGCTTTGTGGAGGCTATCCTGTGCTGTTTGGCATACAGGTAGCACCTCTGGGCCTATCCCATTCTTTCCCATCATCTCAGACAGGTTTAACACATCTACTAAGATACGCCAATCAGAGATAGTTCCAGAGCCTTTTGTCATTGCGTCTAATGCTGAGTACTCAAGGAGTCTTAGTTTGTCCAGCTTGTCCCTGTGGGTTATCGCTGACCCGACTATTGCATGAGTTATCGGGTCTATTAGATTCCAATGTTTCCTCTTTGTTTTCTTTCTCATTGTCTCTGCCAAATATGGCATCCCATCGGTTTGAGTATTCTTCGTTGCTTACAGAAAATGGCCTTTGAGTTGACCCCTTGCTCATTTTTTCATACCCCTTACATAAGCAGCGAAACTCTGTGCAGTATCACCAAATGATTTCATTAGGCTGAATTCATGGGCTACCTCATCTAGCGTCTTATTGCGTACAGGGCAGTTCCTTCCTTGGGTACAGTCATAAGTGCAACAGTCCATGCCACTAGATTTGTTTGCTCTCAATATCTGTTTGCCAAGGTTACTGTTTTGCTCAACCATGTTAAAAGCCTCGTCTTCCTCTGGAGTCCATTCAGTCATGCTTGTCCCCTTATAAACTTTGCACACGCTTTTGATGCAAACTCTCCAACTGGCGGCATTTCTTGTGACAGTTCTTCACAAAGTTTTGCACACGCCTCACGCTCATGCTGTGCTACCAGCTTGGCAAAGCGTAATAAGCCTTCCTCATCAAACTTCAAACCATGAATGGTATTTTCTATAGCCAAGTTAATGATTTCATCATTCGTCATGTCTTCACCTGTAAAGATTTAGGTACATAAATGCAAGCCTTGTCCTTGGAGTTCTTGACATTTACTGGATTAGGTAAAGAGAACCTTTTGCAATTTAGACACTTTGCATCAGGCTCTTTAGGCTTGCAACCAAGCAACATTAGATTGCTCTCATGTCGTAGTCAACAGTTTTAGCGTGATCTGCCTCATCTAAGATGTGCTTAGAAAGACGCATAGAGCCTTCGATCTCTAAATCACGATACTGTTCAGCAGTAAAGATACCCATCAGCGAAATCTTTTCGTAGATCACATCCTCGATGTTCTCGTTATAAATACCTTCTTCGTCTTGCTCGTACTCCATGACCACAGTAACGATTACAGAGCCTTCACCAACAGTTGTGTCAAATTTGTATTGCATTTCTTTATCCTTAAAAGTACCCTTGCGAATTGCTTGGGCTGAGTGAAGTATAGCAAAGAAATAAACAAAATGTGCAGCAGTCAACTTCCACTTTAGTGTTTCTTCTACCTCAATAGCAACCATTAGTCCTTTGAGTAGATCAGCATATTCGTAGTGGGCATAGGCTTCTCTCTCTTGGGCTACACCAGAGTCAATGCCTCTTGCCATAGCGTCTTTCATCAACAAGGCTTTTTTTGTTTTACGGAATTCCTCAAGGTATATGCGCTGTGCTTTAGCTTCCGCATACTTTGGTGCGTTTTCTAAGATGAACTCAATTGCTTTGTAAGGTGCTTTCACTTAACTACTCCGATCATTCGTAATGCCGCTTCTGGGCTATCTATTCTTGACAAGGTACTTCCAGACCAATTCTCAAAAAAGTCGGCTTGTAGCTTCGTTAAACGCTTTCTAGGCCCTGATTTCAACTCAACCAGAAAGGTGTGGTTCTTGTAGCCAACCAAAAGATCAACAGGTAGGCCAATAATCCAAACGTATGCGCCAGCACCTCGCAAGGCTGAGACTATCTGTTCTTGGTTAGCATCTACCCTAGCTGCGTATCTCATTCGAGTTTTCCTTCTTTCATTTGAGCCATGTAACTACGAATTCTGTCTCTTGAGCCAGAACCATAAATTCTTTCTGCTCGCTCAAGTCTTGCCCTAATCAAGTCTGGGTTTTTACTTGCTGTCCAGCTACGATAGAGTTCCCTTGCTTCTGCTTGCTCAAGGATTACCCTATCGTTTGGGTTTTCTACGTTTTGGGTTTTCTACGTTACGTCTGCTCCAAGTCACCAGTTAATTCCAATGCTTGATTGATTAGACGTACGGGATATGGTACGCCTTCCTTGACTCTGTCTAGCAGTTTCATAGCTTCATAGTGGCTCATGGTCATATTCACTTTCTGATGCTTCTTTTAAAATTCTTTTTTGATAATTAAAAATAGTCTCAAACTGGTGAATTGTTAAAAAAATCTGCACTTCCTCATCACCTTGTTTTTGAGTTATACAAACATGACCATCACCAAGGCCACAAACCTCAGTTTCAAATTCTTTTGGTAAAAAAATAGGCATTTTTATTTCCTTAGTTCAGCTAATCTTGCTCGGATGTGTTCTGGCATAGGGGCTGCTTTTTTTCTATCAGCTTCGATCTTTGCCAAGGCAGGGTCAACAGTCTGGACAGGTTTCATCTCAGGTATATCAGCACCATCCCATCGCTGTTGATTTAAGTAGACCAATGGCGCAGGAATAAAAGCCCCACCATCTTTTAACCATTGTGCTGTTGTCGCCATCCATTGCAGATGCTTCACAATGATTTCCTTTTGCATGAAGTAATAAGAATCAGCCCACTTTTTTTTACACGAAGCCTTCTCACCTTTTCTAAAACACTTTGGATACGCACTCCAGAATTCATCAAACCCTTCGTGCGTTTTCTTCTTTTCTTCTGGTATCTCGTTACCAAACAAGTCCATCATTCCATCTTCTCCTTATGTTTAACCTTGACTTTCATATTTCCCCTTTGGTGATTGTTTGAGCAAAGCAAAGCCTTACCGAGTCATAACTCAGTTTCGCCCTGCTTGTGGATAACTTCCCCTTCGGAGCCATGTCATCGCATCGCATTGGACAGACTTCTGAGATTTGCATCCCAACCACTCGGCTCTATCCTTCGCCCACCGCCCCTGCTTTAGTTCGCTCGTGTAACAGGGTATCCCAACACACAACCACCGACGTACCGCATTGTGTAGTCGCCAAATGCAAAAAACCCCATAAATCACTCTGTGGTCTTGGCTCTTGGCGAGAGCAACAACAAACGATTGAAAAGAATCAAAAGTTCGCCTGTTGTCAGGCAAGACCACACAGGAATCTATGGGGTTCTCAATTCTTTTCATCGCCTGATGCCACTCAGACGGTTTAGATTATACACAGTTTTTTACCTTGTCAACACTTTTTTATTGAATACTTAAAAAAACCTACTGTAAACTTAAATGAATTGATTGTTTGTAATTTCTTTTTTGACTGGTCTGCCAAGCAATCGTTTAGCTTGTGCGTTCATTACAGCATACTCTGATTTGCTAAAGATACCCTTGGCGTTACGAATGTCAAAAGGATTCAGTAAGCAGCGAGTTTCGTGATTTGGGCATCCCTGTTAAATCACAGACTTCTTGTGAAGTAAGTGGGCCATTCTGGAGGGCTTTAATTATTGCTTCTTGTGTCATTTGTTTCTTGGTTCAATGGAATAGCTGGGCCTCTGCGAGTGTTGCAACTCTTACAAGTTGGCTCAACTTCTAGTGGTTTGTTGTAATCTCTATGTTCATAGCATTGGGCAGGTTTACCACAATCTACGCAAATCAATGTAGATGCAGATGGAAGAATACCATTTCTGACTGCTTTATTAACTTGATATGCAGCTTGTGCTTGACCATTTTTTTTAGGTCTTAACTTAGAACATCCCCAGCAAAATCTTGCACTTGGTTCTCTACCAGTTATTTCCTGATTGCAATCGGCACACAACTTGGTCACTTCTTAATCCTTTTGTTTAAGAAAAGTTTTGGGTAAGCCAATTTGACAGATGCGGGTATTCCCCTAGTCATCCAGTTATTAATTCTTTGTTTAGATGTAATACCTAGCTTTTTTGCAAGCATGGTAGTTCCACCTAAAAGTGCTATCAATTCTTTGTCTGATTGGATTTGATCTTGTTTGTTCATAGTTGCATCATAACAACAAAATTCATAAAAGTAAACGCTTTGTGAAAATATTTTAAACATTTCGTTTATTTGCGTTATACTTGCGTCAGCCCACAACAAATCGTAAGTGGGTCTTTTTAAGGAAACAAGATGAACTTCGAGAAAATTATGGATTACGTTACAGCAATATCAATCGGTGTTGGCATGGCAGTTTTACTGGTTGCATGGTGGTCAACATGAACACAAGATTCTTAGTCCACGTTCGTAAGATATTTGCCAGCTACGATGCCCCTCCAGAGGTCATTAGAGGCTACCAAAAGCAATGGGTAAGGTCAGTTAGGCACTTAGGTAATAAATGGCTTGTAGCGAAGCAAATCCAGAGAATCCAATGACAAGACAAGACGCAATCAAGGATTTAACAGGGCCACTTTACTGCTGCTACTGTACTGAACCTAAGACCTACGGCTCATGCTGTGGAGAAAACCACTTTGTAGAGTTTGGCGATCTCTATGAAGAAGACAAAGAAGCAATGATTGAAGAATATTTAACTCAAGGAAATTCAAATGGTACATAAGAAGTTAATGCAAGCACGAATCATGTTGCAAAACGCACCACTCAAGAAGTCAGGCCACAACAAGTTTGCTGGCTACTCATACTTTGAACTCGGTGACTTTATCCCCACGATCAATGCAATCTTTAATGAAGTTGGTCTGTGTGGTGTAGTGTCCTACGATTCAGAGATTGCAAGCCTGACAATCACAGATATTGACGATGGCACTAACATCATCATCACTTCACCAATGGCAGAAGCTAATCTCAAGGGCTGCCATCCTATTCAGAACCTTGGTGCAGTAGAAACCTACACCAGACGCTATCTCTGGGTAACAGCAATGGAGATCGTTGAGCATGATGCTCTGGACTCCTCTGCGCCGATCAAAGAAGTAATCATCACACCTACACAAGGTGCAATGGAAAGCCTTCCAGAAGATGAACAGATTTATCTCAAAGAGTTAGCAATGGATTTAATTGCTCTCTGTGATAAAGAAGAACCTAAGACAGCTTGGGTGAAGTTGGAATCAGAGAACCTTGATGCTGAACAAAAAGTAGCATTGTGGACTCTGCTTCCTAGCAAAGTAAGATCAGCAATTAAGAAAGCGAAAGAGTAATGGAATACGACAACAACAACCGAGGCTCGCTCTTTAAGAACGACCGCAAAGACGATGCTAAATTTCCTGATTACAAAGGAAGCATTAACGTAGATGGGACTGACTACTGGCTATCAGCTTGGATTAAAGTCAGTAAGGATGGACAGAAGTTTATGTCTCTGTCTGTCAAGAACAAGAACGCTGATGCTTCTTTGCAGCCTAAGAAAAAGGTTAAGCAAGAGCAATTTGACGATAGCGATTTACCATTTTAAGTTAATAGGGGGCTTAGTCCCCCACATCAAGGAGAAAATAATGGACTATAAAAGAATGTTTGACAGAATCTTTCCTGACTTCCCAAGAGTTAGGACTACAGACCCTATAACTTCTTTTGAAGCAGCAGAGGCTATTAAACCAGTAGCATCTCAGCATCACCAGATCATCTTAGAGTGCCTACAAGAGCATGGTGCGCTTGGTAAAGATGGAATAGCTTCGTTGTCTGGATTAGATGGTAATCAAGTCGCTAGACGATTAAACGAGATGAAAGTTCTAGGGCTTATTCATCTCACAGGTAAAACAGTTAAATCAAACTCAGGTAGAAACGAAAGAGAGTGGTCATGTCATACGCAAACATAGAAATGAAAATTTTGCATTGGTCTGAAGCTAGAAAGATTATCCCTAACAGCACACCAGAGACTCAGCTTCTCAAGGCTATGTCTGAACTCGGAGAACTAGCCGATGCAACCATTAAGAATGATCGTGAAGCCATCGAGGATGCGGTAGGCGATGTGATGGTTTGCCTCATCAACTACTGCGCTCTACAAGACCTAAATCTGGTAGACTGCATGGAAGTTGCATACGATCAGATTAAGAATCGGAAAGGCACACTATTGCCTAATGGATTGTTCGTCAAAGAATCTATTTAGCCAGTAAGTAAAGACCCACATTCGAGAAAGCGTAACCTGCATACACAATAGCCATGTGTGGGTTATCTTTCCATAGCTGCTCACCAGCAATGTAAGCATAAATTGCCCCTGTGAGGATGATTAGCCAAGCGCTCAAAATAAACTCACATCAATTACTTCACCACGAAACTCTATCAAGTCCTCATCAAACTTGTGTACGAGTTCAGGCCACAATAACTTCCCATTAAAGAAGTTAAGTACTGCAAAGCCTGATCTGTGGTTGCTAGGGTTTAGTTCAGCATAAGTAAACTGTGGGCCATCAGTCTCAGCAAGTGTCCCTGTATCCACCCCAAATCTGTTCCCGTTATAGTCAGCAAATGGGGTCACTTTTAAACTATGAAGATGCCCCGTAACCACCGAAATCCCCGCTTGAACCGTATTATTGTGAGTAGCATGGACTCCACCCTTATATCGGTGCTTGATGATTACTTGCGAGGTAGGCCATACCGCCCAACAGAAATCCCACTCGGTGATATGGTCTGTCAGCTTAAAGCCATGTACATCTTTAAATTGTGGTGCGTGTTGAGCCAATCTGTTGGCAAACCTTACATCGTGATTGCCAAATGTAAACACTAGCTTTACATTGTGTCTTGCTGCTTTAGCTGCTTCCTCAATCTCACCAAGCATAGCCTGACAAGCCTTTAACTCTTGAATAACAGAAGTCTGTGGTTGATCTGTTACATCGTGCCTCGATATAGACGCACCATCAAAGGCATCCCCGTTACATATCACCGCCTTGGGGGAAAACTCTTGGATGGCCCATAGAAGCCCTTTAAACGCTGTTGAACGCTGTGCAGGTATGAAGTGTGCATCCGAGAACACAATAACAGTACCATCGAGTATGCCAAGCTCTATTTGTTTTAAAGGAGAAAAGGATTTAGCTCTTTTCTTGTCGTAAAGAACACCTCTTGAGTCTATAGCTGTCAAAGCACCCACACGATTTTCCATGCGTCTTCTGCGGTAATTTACAGCCCGTTCGGTCAAACATAAGAGTTTTGCTATTTTGGCGACAGATTGATACTTGTCCCAAAGGGCTAGAAATTCCTCATCGGTACAAGAATTTAATCCATTACTTGATACCATAAGAATCCTTAGATAGTAACTTTTCTAGAAGATTGATGACTCTATGCTCTTGCATCTCCACCTCATCTTGCGATGATTTAGGGTCTTGTGCAACAGTCATTAAATCGTGTAGGAATACATGAAGTAACTCATGTAAAGCAGTCTTATCTAGTGACTCAGGCGTGATCTTTTCAGCACCAAAGTCACCCAATCTGTAAGTCGCTAATCTAGCAGAGGCATTGAACTCCACAGAGGCCATTGCTTGCTTGGCAGCCTTCATCCCCTTCTCTATCCTCCAATCACCAAGACTTAGCACCTCTTGCCATTTTTTAACACTTTGGGCAAAAAGTTCAGCATCTTGTTGATTAGGTATATTAGGCATTGTCTAAAAACAGTTTGATTTCAGCTTTTCTGCGTTTCACAAGACCAGCCAATTCTTTACCACCGCCCTTAGTCCATTGCATAAAAGCCTGTGCAGCACCCTCCCAATCACCTCGGTTTATCTTCATCCGAATAGTAGACCGCTGAAAATTACCCAATCCAGCGTTAAAGGAAAAGCTGACACACGCATCGAAAGCCCCTTGACGACCAAGTAAAGAGGGAGCAAGTCTAAGAACACCACGTTCAAAATTCTCGACATCACTTGCGAATAACGAATTGATTTCATCTTTTGACCAGACCCGATTGTCTTGAGCGTTTAAGGCATAATTTTTACGAAGTGTAGGTTTTTCAACCATTTCCTCATGTTTTGGTAAATAAACAACAGGCAATCTAATCTGTTCCTGATAAAGAACATGACCATAGCCGATTGTCCAGATGTGAGCAGGGCATAGGTAAGGCTTATTTCTATACCCCTCATACTGGTGCATCAGATCAGCCCCAGCTTTACTCAGCTTCATTTCTTAGACCAAGAACGTGAACCAAACCAGAATCCAATGATTCCACCCAACATGGCCATCTCATCGCTAGAGAAAATAATGTCAGACAACCTAATCAAGTCATCCATGTTCAAAACCAAATGAGGGTTTTTGTACACATAATATGCAATCCAAGTGTTGACAGCACACAACTCTAAAACAAAAATATAGGTCACTATGGGGCGCACAGTACCAATAAAGTTGACCACCCATGTACTAGCCCTAGCCAAGACCTTTTCATCGTGCTTTAGAGCCGCCTCAGTCATCTGTGCATCAGTCTGCATAGCAATCTGATCTGTGCGGATTTCCTCAATCTTTTGTTGGGCAGCAAATCCTTGTGCAGCTAACTGTAACTCACGCTCTGTTTGTATTCGAGCCAAAGCTAACTCATGCTTTTGATCTGCCTTGTTCTGGAAAAACTCCAGTAACTTAGGCAAGCCAGAAATTAGCAAGCCACCAAGTGTAGAAAATAGCGAAAGCATTACAGTCCAATCATTCCAAGAAGTTTATCTACGATTTTACCTGCCAACTCATCAGGTAAGTGCTGTAGCAGTCCAAGCACCCACCACGCCACACACAGCCTGACAAAGACTTTGAGAAACAAATCAAACTGTTTCTGGTACTCATTCACCGACCACACCTTGTTTTGGCACACAGTTCAGCCATCTCGTTAAGCCCCCAACCAATAGCACCTAAGAGCATCACGATCACCACAATACCGATAGCCAATTCCAAATGCTCTTGTTCTTCTTCTTTGCGTTTCTTTTCTTCTGCTTTGGCTTGTCTTGCTAAATGGGCATCTTCAATATCCATTTGCTGCTGTCGCTCTTTAATCTTCTGCCACACATCCGCACGACCAGTAGCCTGAAACAACAACATCAATTCAGCCTCAAATCTTTTGGCATCATCAAGAGCCATCTCAATTTGTAATGCCGTACCCAAGTTGGATTTATTACCTGACCTCTTAGCCTCAACCATCGCCTTAGTTGCAATGCTCTTGGCATCGAACATTTTGGCTATCATTGGCGTTAAGCCAGATAAATCCTTTGCGACCTTACTAGCCTTCTTAACAAGTCCAATCGCTTGCTGTAAGCCTTCTAAAGCTGTTATGGGGTCAATAATCACTTCTTTTTCTCCCACTTTAGGCAAATGACTTTGCGGCTATAAACATCACCTGTCCATGTCCACTTTACGCACCTGTATTCAGCCTGTAGAGCCAATACAAGTAACCAAGTCATTTTTCAGCTTCCATGCGAGCAATCTTTAGATGTTGATGCTTGAACCAAATATTAGCCACTAGACCAACAAAGCCGATAATCACACCACAAAGCGCACCAAATTCATTGGCTGATAAACCAAAGAACACAGCACTACCAGCACCACCATAGGTAGCTACTGAAGCTGTTTTACTTGCTACTGCTGATGCTACTTCTGTAGTGTGATTGCTCATTTACTTTGCCTCTACATCCGTTACTGTATTTAGAGATTGCTTCAACATTGTGAAAAAAGCATCTCTACCAACTTGAAGCTGGTCAACATTAAACTTTGCAGACGATAACTTTCTGTCAAGGTCTGCGACATGGTTGATTAGTACTTGTTGTTCAGGAGTCATATCCTCGAACTGGTACTCTACTCCGTCAATCGTCAATGGGGTTTTTGTGTTGTTACCCATGATTTTCCTTTAATGTGCCATCAAAATCAGGTGGTGGCTTCCTGTTTAAACTACGGGTGGTGTGGGCAACCAAGGCAGTGGGGGAGTCACTACTGGCGGGTTAATTTGATTTTGAATTTGTTGCGCCACAGTAGCTTCAGTAGCCGTCTTGTCAACCCCACCAGCCCAGATCCAGCCAAGCACTTGATCTTGAGTCAATTCAGCATAGGGTGTAAAGGGTGAGCCAGCAATGTAAGTTACGCCGCAAGTGGAATACACAGAAGCGTTGTATGTACCGTCAGTACCAAAGCAAGTCCAGTGAACGGTGAAAACGACATCGGTGTTGCCGTCTTCTTGTGGGTAGCAGTCCATTGCTGTAACTGTCCAAGTTGTAGTTGCTGACATGATTTTTCCTTTTAGAGTTTAAAGATTAGGATATGGTTCCAAGAACTGCGGTGCGCGTGCTTGAGTCCATTGCTACGTTAAGTTGAAGTTGTGTAGTTGAGGCAACTGAATAAGTTCTTGCAGGGGGTGAGCCATACATTGTTTTTGAACTAACAACTTGTGGTGTTGTGTTACCCAAGAAAAACAAGAGATCGCAAAAACCATTTGATCCGTTATCACCAAACACAACGCACATACAGGCCGTGGCAGTATTTGGTATGGTATAAATTGTTGTCGTTACTCCTGAAGGAACTGTAACAGTAGTTGAACCATCAACGCCGCCGCCTTTTGCCCTAAGTGGGTAGCCACCTGTTGTAGATGTAGTCCCTATTAGCAAGTTACCACTTGAGCTAAGGCTCATAGCATTCGCAGGAGCAGACCCACTAAACTGAACTGCATCTGTACTACCTGCTGTTCCAGCACCTTTAACACGGAATGTACCGCTTGAGTCTATACGGGCACGTTCTGTGTTTGCGGTCAAAAATGTTAATGCATGAGAAGTGGTAGTGCCAAAATCTATTGTTAGCGGAGAATTTGTTGCGTTGTATTTAATCGCAGCAGCAACAGCCCCGCCTGATCTTTGAAACACCGCCAAAGATGTAGTTGTTCCAGTTTCATTAGAGGTGAACTGAGAAACTGTTGCGCCTGCGCTTGCGCCCACCACATCAAGTTTTACAGCAGGACTCGTAGTACCAATACCTACATTGCCTGAGGTGTCAATAGTGGCTGAATTAAACCAACCTACACCACCATTCTGATAATTCCAAATTGCAAGGCCACCAGATGTGTTTAGTTGCAAGTTAGCCGCGCTTGTTGTTCCTGAATTTGCCAACAACAAAGAAGCCTGAACAGAATTGGATGGAGTAATAGTTGCTCTGATTGCTCCTGATACTTCAAGT